CCAAACAGTACGCCGACATCCTCGACCAAATCAAAAGCAAAACCGAGGAGCTGCGCGCCAAAACAACAAAAATCGGCGAAACCGCCACGCAGGCGCATGGACAAGCAGCGCAAGCTGCACAAGAACACGCAGCCGCGCAAAAAAAAGAAGCCGAAGCCAGCGAACAGGCCGCCGAAGCCACCGAGAAAAAGAAAAAGGCGATGATGACCATCTACGACGCCAGCAAGCTCAATGCCGAGGCCATCGGGCTCGTCGATGACGCCATCAACCGCATGGTGACGAGCATGGGGCATATGGACGCCGACGACTACCTGCGCAAGGTTGGGGCGATGTCGCAGGTGGGACAGCAGTATGTCGCCGACGTGCAGCGCGCCGAGGCGGCCACCGAGCGCCTCAACCAGCGCACCAGCGACGGCACCGTCTCCATGCACGACATCGCGGAGGCAACGCACGCCGCTACCTCCAACATCGCCGCGCTGGACAGCACCACCTTGCGCAACCTCAACGCCAGCATCGACGCCGCGAAGAAAAAACTCGAAGACCTGCAACAGCAGGCCAAAGACACCGCCGCCGATCTGGATGCCGAACTGGCGCAGCTCAAGGGCGACGACAGCAAAACCGCGAAGTTGGAGCAGCAGCGCAAGCTGCGCGAGCTGGAGGGCAAGCTGCAAGAGGCGCGAATCCGTGGCAACGCCGAAGAAATCGCCCAGTACGAGCGCGCCCTCGAACTCCAGCGACAAATCGGCGCCGAGAAGGCGCGGCAGGCGGCGGACAAAAAAGCCGAGGCGGCAGCGCGCGCGCAGGAATCGCGCAGCCGCGGTAACGCCACGCCGCGCAGCACGACGACCAGCAGCGCCACCAACCACGGCGCAGGCGACATCAGCCCGCAGCAGGTGGTGGACGTTTGGGACGACCGCATTGCTGCCGCCGAGAGACGCGGCGCACAGAATTTTGCAAACGAACTCTACAACGCCGCCAAACGGAGCCCGCGATGACACCTTGGACACTCACCCGCAAAGACAACAACGCCACCCTCGAACTGCCCGCCGATATGCGCTGGCGTGACGAGTTTGACTGGCAAGCGCTGGCGCAGTCGTCCGTGCAATACAGCCTCGGCGGTAGCGCCATCATCCAGCAAGGGACGATGCTCGCCGGGCGTCCGGTGACACTCGGCGGCGAGTGGATTTGGCTTGACCGCGCGACGCTGGAGACGCTTGCCGCCTGGGCGGACGTCCCCGAACTCGAAATCACCCTAACCCACCCCGACGGGCGACGGCTCAACGTCTGCTTTGCCCGCCCGGCGTTATCCGATTGCGCGCCGGTCGCCTACCGCGCCCCCGAAGACGGCACGGCGCAGTACGAGGCACCGACCATCCACCTGATGACCATCTAATGCAACCCGGTAACAAATCATGACCCAACGCAAAACCCTCCTCACCCGCCAAGACCTCAAAATCTACGCCACCGAGCGCCTGACCGATGCCCCCGACGGCGGCGGCCTGATGACCGCGCAAGAGCTCACCGGGGCGCCGGGCGAGCTGATGCCGACACCATCGGACGTTGACCGCACCCAGGGCAGATTTAACGCGCGCTCGGTACACGCGGGCGTGCGCCGCCCGGATGCCACCCCGCTCTGGGGCGCGCACGTCATCATCAGCAAGCCGCCCAAGGCTGCAAACGTGTCGTATCTGCTTTACCGCGGCGTGCGTTACGGCGAGTCGCGCGCCGACATCGTCAAGCGCATCGCCGCCTATGCGGTGGCCACCATCGAGTCGCGCATGACGCTGCTCTCGGTGCAGTCGCTGGGCTCGCGCATCATCCAGGCCTATCAGCGTCCCGGCGAGCCGCTGCCGCTCATCGGCGACGTCTATTGCCTGCGGCAGGACAAGCGCGGCTACCCGCAGCAGGAGCAGTACATCAAGGTTATCCGCGTCAGCAGCGAGGACAGGACGTTTACGGACGCGGTGAGCGGCAAGGATTTTATCCGCACCGTGGTCAAGATGGAGATATCCACCGCACTCACCGCCGATTTTATCGGCGTGGATTACCCGTCCATCGCCTACGCCGACCCGGTGTGCAAGCTGCGCGAGACCCACATTGCCGACGGCGCGCAGTATTACGGCGTCAAGCCGCTGGCGGAGGCCATCCGCAAGGGCGTCATGACACTCAAAGTCCCCAGCCTGATGGAAAAACTCGTCCCCACCTCGCAGGTGGAGACCTCGCACACCGACCTCACCGCCGCCGGACAACAGCAGCTCATCTTTGACGCCGCCAAAGGCGAGAGCAGCCTCACCGCCGCCGGTGCGCTCAACGGCAACAGCATCCTCTACGCGGGCAACGCCATCACCCCCGGCAGCGTGCGCCTCGTCGTCGGTGCCATCGAGATTCGCGACCGCGGCGGCGATCTGGTCATCAATGACCGCGCCGTCGGCACCGTCGATTACGCCCACGGTGAGCTGCGCTTTGCCGAGACGGTATCCAGCGGCGGCTGGTGGACGCTGTATTTTCGGGCGGCGGCGGAGCTGTTGCAGGTGGCAGACACCGCCAGCATCCCGGTGTTGATTAACAACCGCGGCTACAACTACAGCATGACCATCATCCCGTCGCCCGCCCCCGGCAGTCTGGTCGTCTCCTACCGTGCGCAGGGGCGCTGGTACGATCTGCGCGATGATGGCTCAGGCGCCCTGCGCGGCGGCAGCGCCGGACACGGCAGCGGCACGCTCAACTACCGCAGCGGCACGGTCAGCATCACCTGCGGCGAGCAGCCGGATGTGGCGAGCGAGGTCATGTTTGCCTGGGGCTCGCAGGCGACGGTACATAACCGCGCCGACAGCACGCCAACGGCGACCATGCTCATCCAGTTGGAGGCGGGGCTTGCGCCTAATACCGTCAAACTGGCGTGGACGGACAACGGCGTCGCCAAGACGGCGCAGGACGACGGCGCGGGTAATATCACCGGCGCGTGGACGGGGGCGGTCGATTACCGCACGGGGGCGATAACACTCTCCAGCTACCCCGGCGGCGAGCAGCGCCTCGACGTCAAGGTGGATTACTCAGTCGGCCAGCCGCAAACCGCCGAATGGAAAGCCCCGGTGCGTGACGGCAGCGGCTACGTCAACCTCACCCTGGGCCAGGGCAGCATCAAGCCGCGCTCGGTCGAGCTGGTGTACAACGTCCTCATCGAGGACTACGACCGCAAGGTACAGCAGGGCGAGGCGTACACGCGCAAGGTTGACCCTTATGTGACCGTGCGCGACGACGGCAACGGCAATCTCAAGGACGCGGGTGGTGTCAGCCACGGCAGCATCAACTACGCTACCGGCGTCATCAAGCTCAAGCCGGACGGCATCGTCAAAATCCCCAAACCCATCTACCGCAAGGAGCCGATGGGGGAGGAAATTGTCTCCACCCAGGGGACGACGCAAACGGTCAAACCGCTCTACCGCCTCATCCTTGAGGGCTATGAGTACGTCCCCGCACTCGCATCGGCGCCGATAGACGACAGTTTCAAGGTGACGGCCACCTACCGCGGACAACAAACCGAGGACGCACGGACAAAACAGGCAACCTCCGGCGTGCTGCGCATTGACCTGCTGCCGACACTCGCTGAGCAAATCGTCCCCGGCAGCGTGCGTTTTGCCATCGGCGGCGAGGTGTACTTTGACCGCCGCGGCGAGCTCTACTGGCGGCTGGACAGCAGCACTGGCGCCGCCAGCCGTGTCGGCAGCATCGACTACCAGAGCGGCATTGCCACCGTCGAGCAGGCGCCCGCCGGCACCCTCACCCTGCAAGCGCTGGCGGGAACCGTATCGGCCAACCCGGTCGATGCTGCGGTGTGGCGCATCCCCTCCGCGCCGGTCAGCCCCGGCTCCGTGCAGATTACCGCCACCCCGCTCACCGGCGGGCAAATCAACGTGCGCGCCGACGCCGGAGGTAAAATCAGCGGCAGGGGCATCGAGGGCAGCGTTGACTACGAGAGCGGCGTGGTGCGGCTGCGCTTTGGCAAGCTGGTTGCGGCAGCGGGCAACGAGTCGGCCTACTGGTACAACCCGGATGCGGTCGAAAACGGCAAAATCTGGCAACCGCTGCCGGTCTATGCCGACAGCATCCGTTACAACGCCGTCTCCTACACCTACCTGCCGCTGGATACCGGCACCATCGGCATCGACCCGGTGCGCCTGCCGTCGGATGGCCGTGTGCCCATCTACCGGCGCGGCGACATGATTGTCATCGGCCACCGCCTCACGGAGGACATTGGCAGCGCGCATACCGCCGGACAGACGGTACAACTCTCGCGCGGCGATGTGGACAGCATCTGCCTGCACGATGCCAAAGGCGTACCGATTGAGGCCAAGTGGTACGACTACGACCTTGTGCGCGGCACCATCACCTGGGCGACGCCGCTTGACCTCTCCGCCTACACCCTCCCCCTCACCGCCGGCCACGCGCGCGAGGAGGAAAACCGCCTCATCGCGGTGGACATCGACGGCACGCTGACCCTGCAATTTGCCACCGGCCGCGACTACCCGGCGGATGAGACCTACATCTCCTCCGCCCTCATCGGCGGCGACCTGCAAGTCAGGGCAACGGCACCATTCGGCCAAAAATCCTGGACGCGGGTGTGGAGCGATGAGCGCATCGGCGACGACATCAGCGCACGCCTCAACGTTAAGGACTACCCCATCCAGCTTGCCGACGACGGCGCGACCACCGACCGCTGGGCCATCGTCTGGCGAGACGGAACCCAGTTTGACCTCTACTCGGAGGCACTCGGCCTCGTCACCCGTACCGATGCGCTGCAAGACCTCGCCCCCATCAACCCCGCCAGCGGCAAACCCTACTTTACTTTGCCCAAGGGCGCGTTCGGCATTGCGGGCGGCGCGTCGGGCTGGCAGGCGGGCGAGGTGGTCAGATTTAATACCTTCGGCACGCATTTGGGCGTCTGGGTGTTGCGTGCCATCCAGCCCTCGGCGCAGCGGCAGACCGAGGACGACGGCTTTGTCATGTGCCTGCGCGGCAATACCACCGAGATTTAAGGAGATTTTATGAGCTTTTTGAACCCCACCCCCGTCCCTGTAACCCTTTATTCTTCTGAGGACGCCGACGCGCCGCAAATCGACCGCGACAACTGGCGGGGCGCGATTAAGACTATCTTCAAAGCCTGTCTGGTTACCGGCTACGGCGGCAAGACAGGGCAAGGTTGGCGATTCGAAGAAGAAGATACCGACAAAGCCACATTCACGCCGGGCGACCCTGCGGCCGCCAATGTCGGCCTCTATGTGGACAGCAGCCGCTACAGCTACAGCCGTTTTGACTTGGTTTGGCGGGGCGTCCGCGCCAACATCCCGGAAGACGAGCGGATGCGCCTGGGGCAAAACCCGTCGCGGGACAACCCAACCCAGCCGTGGTATCTGCTTGCCACGCCGCGCAGTGTCTGCTTCCTCCCCATTTACACCTACGGCGCCTTCGCCGCAAGCGTCATGCTCTACTTCGGGCAAATCCGCCACAACTTAAACCACCCCGCCGGGCAGGATTTTGCCTACTATCTCCCCCATACATACGGCGGCTGGAACCTGTCAACACTTGAAACGGACACATGGAACACTACACCGTTACTATACAGCGCTGGGTCACTGGGGGCGGCTGGTACCGTGGCAGCAATGAACGCCACCGTGCGTAGCGCAGCAAGTTCTTTCCTCTACGGCGGCAGCGCGCCGCTTACCGATCCCGTCACCGCATCTCGCCTTTACGCACCACTCTATATCACCCGCGGTGGCGAATTTATCGGACAAATCCCCGGCCTACTTATACCCTCGCATCGCCTTGAAAGCGATGCGACAGGTCAGGTCATGCGCATTGACGACAGCCCGCATGACTGGCTGTTTACCCATCAGACCTCCAGTGTGGTCTCCAGGCTGCGCGACTCACTCGGCTGTGGGCTGCTGGTCAACTGCAACGAATGGGTGTACTGATGATCGACAAGCCACTCGTCAGCCCGCACTACAGCGCCTATTTTGCAGGCACCGAAGAAGGTATTGTCACCGCCGCCGGAATGCCCGCGCGCAAACCGATTACCGTCCTGGACGCCATCACGCTACAAGTGCTGGCAACGGCATGGTCACTGGACAACGGGCATTATCTGGTGCGCAACATCGAAGCAGGGCGCAAGTGCATCATCATGGCACGCGACACGCAGCGCGGCTACGAGCCGGTGGCCTATGACTGGATAGCGCCATCCGAGGCACTTAATGGCACTGAGCAGGCGGCACTATGGCGGCGCTGGACAACCTAACCACAAACGATGAGCCGCGCTCCTGACAAACTGCCGCTGCCGCTCTCGCAGCAATCTGCGGGCAACAACAGCGCGCGCCTGACCTTTGCCTTGCTGCGCCGCGCCGACGATGCGCTGCCCAAGCCCCCACAACCGCACAAACCCAAGAACGTACCCATCAGCGGCTGCACCTCCGTGCGCACCGCGCCTGCGGCGACGGTCAGCACCTGCCTGCGCGTCCACGACCACGGCGCACGCATCAGCACCTGCCGACAGCTGCACTACCGTCCGGCGGCGGATATCGGGCGCTGCTGGCGACTGCGCATGACCCCGCTGCCGTCGCTGGCCGCCTGCACCCGCATCACCCTGCCCACCGCTGCCCCGGTCGCGCGTTGCTACCGCATCCATAACGCCGCCTTGCCGCTACTTGGCGGCTGCTACCACGGACACAACGTGCGCGGCTGGCTACTGCGTCGCTGTGTTGCACAACACATCCCCGTCGCCGTGCCACTACGCGGCTGCCATCGCCTGCGTTACCCCGTCGCGCCGCTGCTCGTCAGTTGCGCCACCGTCCACTACTGGGGCAAGGCGCTACGCAGTTGCCACATCGTGCGCTACCAGCGTGCGGTGCGCCCGCCCTGCGAGTACTACCCCATCCCGCTGCCGCCACCGCCGCCCGACCTCTCTCCCTGCCGCATCCGTCCGCCGTCCGACCGGCTGCCGCTACCCTTTACCCGCCGCCACATCAACCGCGACAGCGCCCGCCTTGCCCTGCCGCTACGCTGCTGGCACGACGGCGACACCAACGACCTGCCCCTCCTCCCCGGATACATCATGCACAACAAGATTACCGCCGACCTTAACGGCGAGCCGCTCGACCTGCTTGCCCTGAATCTGACCACCGACACCGCGTCCTACTGCTGGCAGGGCGACATCACCCTCTCGCCCGCATCATTTGCCAAGCTGGGCATCGACCAACGCGCCGCGGGCGACGAGGCCGTGATTACCCTGCGCATCAACGGCAACCGCTGGGACATCCTCGCCGAGGACTACCGCGACACCCGCAAATTTATCGGCCACAGCTACACGGTGACGGGCCGATCCATCACCGCCAAGCTGGGCGCGGATTACGCCAAGGGCAGACACAGCAAGTACGACGCCGCCCGCTACGCGCGACAAATCGCCGACGAGCAGCTCAACCTGCTGCCCTACCGCATCGCAGCGTGGGAAGCAGTCGATTGGCTCATCCCCGGCGACACCTACACCGTGAGCGGGCAAACCCCCATCGAGGTCATTGCCGACCTCGCCAAAGCGGCAGGGGCATACGTCGAGAGCCACCCCTACGAGGCGCAGCTCTTTGTCCGTCCCGTGTGGCGGCAACCCGCGTGGGCAAAACCCACGCCAGCACTCACCATCCCGGCCAACCTCATCTTGAGTGTCAGCGGACAGCGCCGCATCAGCGAGCGCTGCAACGCGGTACGCCTGACACCCGCCGCCGAGCAGGTGGGCGGAGCCAAGGCCAAGGGTGGGCTGGTCTATCGTGAGGGCACCGACCAACAGCCGGAGGCCTCCACCCTGACCCACGCCGCCTATACCGACACCGACGTCATGCGCGCCGCGGGCATCCATGCCTTGAGCGAGACCGGCACCCACAAACTGGAGACCGTCACCCTGCCGTGGACGGAAAAATACCAGCTACCGCTGGCGAGCCTCGGCGCGGTATGGGCGTTTGCAGAGGCGGGGCAGACATGGCAGGGCGTCATCAAGGGCGTATCAGTGGCGGTCGAGCTGGACGGCGGCGCGCCGGTGGTTACGCAGACCGTCACCATTGATCGCTATCTGGGAGATTAAGCCATGAGCAACATCCGCCAACAACTGATTGACCTCATCAACCCGCACCACCGTGCCGTCGCCAAAATTATCGGCGGCAAGGGCGCGGATAGCTGGGTGGGGGAGACGCCATCCGGCGGCGTAGTCGTCATCACGGGACAGACGCAGATAGGCGAGAGCGTCTATTACGACGCCATCACCCTGCGCATCGAGGGCAAAGCCCCTGACCTCGACTGGCAAGAAATCAAGGTCTGAAGTCCGTCAAAATCCCAAACCAGTCTAATCGCCGCTTTATGCGGCGATTTTTATCATGGCTCCAGTCAATCAACCGGAGACCCCCATGTCCAAAAAACACAACAAAATGGCCATCTGGTACGTCATCAGCGCCGTGCTGCTCGTCGTCCTAGCCATCATCGCCCGCCAGCAAATTGGCCTCTTGCTGCTCAAAACCATCTACATCAGCATCGCTCTTGCCCTTGGCTACTACGCCGACCGCACCATCTTTGCCGCTTATCGCCCGTTTGAAATGCGGCAAGAGCCCATCGTCTTTGCGGCGGTCATGATTCGCCGCGCGTTGCTCGTCTCTGCCGTTGTCCTCGCCTTTGCGATTGGATTGTAACCATGCGGCGCACCCTACAACTCCTCGCGTTTGTCGTCGCGGCGGTCGGTTGCCAATGGGCAACCGCCGCCGATGACTGGCAGACCCGCTCCCGTGCCTACCAGCGCGAGCTCATCCGTGAGGCACGCGCCGTGTGGGGCATTGACGCGCCCGTGCCGGTCATGGCCGGGCAAATCCATCAGGAGAGTTTGTGGCGCAAGGGCGCGCGCTCCCGCTTTGCCGGCGGCCTTGCCCAATTTACGCCGGACACCGAAGCGTGGATTAAGACGGCCTATCCGCAGGCGCTTGCCGTCGGCAATGCCTTTGATCCGCGCTGGGCGATCCGCGCGCTCGTTACCTATGACCACCACCTCTATCAGCGCATCCGTGCTGCTAATGACTGCGAGCGCTGGGCGATGACGCTCTCTGCCTACAACGGCGGCCTCGGCTGGCTGCAACGCGACCAGCGCCTTGCCGCGCGGCGTGGTGCTGACCCGCTACGCTGGTGGGGTAACGTCGAGCGCCACAGTCGCCGCGCCAAATGGGCGCTCACCGAAAACCGTGGCTATCCGCGCGCCATCATCTACCAGCATCAAGCGCTCTATCGTGACTGGGGTGGGGGGATGGTATGCGCACGGTAATCGTCGTCCTCGTTGCCGCGACCATCATTGTCGGTCTTGGCAGCTACAACAGCCGTCTGCGTAGCCAGCTCACAAGCGAGCAGGCAAAAGTGGCTGCGCTCACTGCGGCCAATGCAACGCTTGCCCAACAGTACGCTGCCGCCGATGCGGCCTATCAGGCGTTAATCACAACCGAGTCGCAGATAAGCGCGCAATACCGCCCCGCCATTCGCCGCGTGCAACAGGCCCCGGCGCATGACGATGCCCCGGTGGCGCCGGTATTGCGGCAAGCGCTGGAGGATTTGCCATGAGAGCCATCGCCCTGCTGCTTGCCATCACGCTCACCGCCTGCACGCGCGACATCCCGCACTACCGCCCCATCGCCGTACCGGCAGGCCTCGCCGCGCCGGTCGCCATCCCTGAAAAACCCGACCCGCAGCGCGCCACCCAGCGCGATGTCGCCCGCTACCTCATCGAGCAGCATCAAGCGCTCGCCACCTGCAATGCGCGCCTCGCGGTCATCCGTCAATGGAGTACGGCATGGACGATGCCGACCGCGCCGCCGCGCTAATTGAGGCGACTACTGCCAATGCGCTTGCCCGCATCCATGCAGCGCAGGCACAGGCCGGGCAGGCGGATTGCGAGGACTGCGGCGAGCCGATACCCGCTGCGCGGCGCGCCGCCAACCCGGCCGCCATCCGCTGCCTCGAATGCCAACAACACTACGAAAGGAGACACCGTGGGAAACCCTAACATCCCGCTATGGAAATTCGTCTTTGACATCATTCAGACCAGCTTCACCGTCGGCATCAGCATCTACGTCTGGATACTGGCCAAACACAAGGCCAACGCCAGCCGCATCGCCGCGCTGGAAGACAAGGCGGAAGAAGAAACCGGCCTGATCAAGAACCGCCTGACCGCGCTGGAGACCAAAATCGAACACCTGCCGAACCGTGAAGCCATCGGCAACATCCACAAACGCCTCGACCGTCAGGCAGAAACCCTGCACAAGATGGAGGGGGCGCTTGACGGCGTGAATGACACCAGCAAGCTCATCCTCGAAGTGCTCTTGAAAGGAGACAAATCATGATGCAAGACGCCGTGCGCGCCTATCGCCGCCGCGCTATCCTGAGCCTGCTCGAATACGACAGCGATTACCGCCTGTCGCTCGACATGCTCGACCTCTGCCTGGAACAGACCGGGCAGAACGCCACCTACGACCAGCTGCAAACCGAAATCGCCTGGCTGGAGGAGCAGGGCTATGTTGCCCGCAGCTATCCGTCGCCCAGCCTGACGATGGTAACGCTCACCGACCGTGGCCTCGAAATCGCGCGCGGCAAGGCACGGGCGCACGGCATCCGCGACCTGCGCCCGTCCGAGTTGCGCGGCATTGAGGCGCGACGCTAATGGCGGCAAACAGCATCAAGACGCTGCCGCCCGCGCTGCTGGAGCAGTTGCAGGGCTGGTTGCGCGACCCGGCCATCACCCAGCTGGAGGCGACCGACCGACTCAATGCCGTCCTCGCCGAGCTGGGCGAAAAACCGCGCAGCAAGAGCGCGGTCAACCGCTATGCGCTGAAAATGAGCGAGGTCGGCGCAAAAATCCAGCAATCGCGCGAAATCGCCGACATGTGGATTGCCCGTTTTGGCAACCAGCCGCAGGGCAAGGTGGGCGCGCTCCTGAACGAATTGGTGCGCAACCTTGCCTTTGAAACCGCGTTGCAATTATCGGAAGACGAAGAACCGGCACACCCCGGCCTCTTGAAAGACTTGGCGCAGGCGATAGAAAAGCTGGAGCGCGCATCCACGATTAACGACAAACGCCAGCGCGAAATCGAGCAGGCCGCCTTGGCACGCGCCGCCGCCGACGTCGAAGCCACCGCCAAATCGCAAGGGCTATCCGACGAGGCGGTCGAACTCATCAAGCAGCGCATCTTGGGAGGCTGAGATGGCTGGTGTCCTCCTGCCCTACCAAATGCAATGGATTAACGACCCGACCCCGGTGCGCGTCTATGAAAAATCACGCCGCATCGGCATCAGCTGGTCCACCGCCGCCGAGGCCGCCTTGGTGGCGGCGGCCGCCTCCGGCATGGACGTCTGGTACATCGGCTACAACAAGGACATGGCTGAGGAATTTATCCGTGACAGCGCCGACTGGATTGGCCATTACCAGTTGGTCGCCGAGGCGGTAAGCGAGGAGATACTCAACGACGGCGACAAGGACATCCTGACCTTTGTCATCCGCTGCGCGTCGGGCTACCGCATCACCGCCTTATCGTCGCGCCCCTCCAACCTGCGCGGCAAACAGGGCTACGTCATCATCGACGAGGCCGCATTCCACGAGCAGCTTGATGAGCTGCTCAAGGCGGCGATGGCGCTGCTCATGTGGGGCGGCAAGGTCGCCATCATCAGCACGCACGACGGCGTCGATAACCCCTTCAACCAGCTCTGCCAGGACATCCGTGGCGGGCGCAAACCCTACGCCCTGCATCGCACCACCTTCGACGAGGCGGTCGCGCAAGGCCTCTACCGCCGCATTTGCCAAGTGCGCGGCATGGAGTGGACGGCAGCGGGCGAGGCGGCATGGGTGGCGGGCATCTACGAACAATACGGCGCGGACGCCGACGAAGAGCTGCGCGTCATCCCCTCCAACAGCGGCGGCGCAGTGTTATCGCGCGGGCTGCTGGAGCTGCGCGCCGACCCCGTCCCCATCCTGCGCCTTGCCCAGCCCGACGGCTGGGCGGAATACCCGGCGGAAATGCGCACCGCTGACATCGCCGACTGGTGCGAGCGCGAATTGCGTCCGCTGCTGGCCACGCTCGACGGCACGCGCGAACACGTCTTTGGCATGGACTTCGCGCGGCACGGCGACCTCTCGGTACTGGTGCCGCTGCAAATCGCCGCCGATACCCGCCGCCATGTACCGTTTGCGGTCGAGCTACGTAACATCCCGCACGCACAACAGCGGCAAATCGTCTATTACCTGCTCGACCGCCTACCACGCCTGACTGCGGCGTGGTTTGACGCTTCCGGCAACGGCGAGTACCTCGCCGAAGCCGCGCATGATCGCTACGGCAACCGCGTTGCGCAAATCAAACTCTCCAATGCCTGGTACAGCGAGCATATGCCGCCGCTGGTGGCCGCGCTGGAAGACGACGCGCTACGCATCCCCAAAGACGCCGACATCATCGACGACCTGCGCGCGCTGGAGCGCATTGACGGCGTCATCAAACTGGGGCGACGCAGCGGCAAGGACAGCGAGCGCCACGGCGACGCCGCCATTGCCCTCTGCCTCGCCTACGCCGCCAGCCGCAGCAATACCGCCCTGCCCGTAACCGTCGCCATTGAGGACGGCTACACCAAGCCTGCCTATCTGGATTACTAACCATGACCACCCCCAACACCAAAAACCTCGCCCGCCCCACCGCCGCCTCAAAAGAAGTCGCCGTCGAACGCAACCTCACCGAAATCGAGCGCCTCGATACCCTGCTCACGCAGCGCCTCGGCGGTGACCCGAACGGCTACCGCGACCTCTTGACCGACACCACCGTGACCGGCGCCTGGGCGCAGCGGCAAACGGCGCTGACCAAGCTGGAGCGGCAAGTCTTGCCGCACGACCCGGACAACGCCGCCGACGTCGAGGCGGCGGAATTTGTCGCCGCACAATTGCAGCGCCTCAACTTTGACGCGGTGCTGAAAGCGATGCACTGGGGCGTGTTTTACGGCATGGCCGTCGGCGAAATCATGTGGGGCATCGAAGACGGCAAAGTCGTGTTGGACAACGTCCTCGTCCGCGACCGGGGCAAATTCAAATACGACATCGAGCGGCAGCTCATTTACACCGGCAACGGTGCGGACGAGGCGATGCCGCCACGCAAATTCTGGACGTTTAGCGCAGGCGGCGACACCACCGACAACCCCTATGGCTTGGGGTTGGCGCATTTCCTCTACTGGCCGGTGCTGTTCAAAAAAAGCAACGTCAAATTCTGGCTGGTCGGCAACGAAAAGGCGGCGACCAGCGTGCCGCACGGCCAATACGACCCGCGCAGCCCCACCGCCGACGCGGACAAACAGCAGCTGCTCGCCGCGCTGACCGCCATCAAAAACGCCGCCGCAACCGTCACCCCCATTGGTTCGACCATTGAGCTGCTCAAGGGTGAGGCGGGAACGACTGACTACGCCAAGCTGTGCGAGTACATGGACGAGGCCATCGCCCTGGTCATCTTGGGGCAGGTGATGACCTCGCAGGCGGTCGGCGGGCAATACAAGGCGGAGGTACAAGACGAGGTCAAAGACGACATCGTCAAGGCCGATGCCGACCTGCTCTGCGCCTCATTTAACGAGACGATAGCGGTATGGCTCACCGAGTGGAATTTTCCGGGCGCGCATCCGCCGAAGCTGTGGCTGCGCACCGAAGAAGCGAAAGACCTGCAAAAACTGGCAGACACCTACGCCAAGCTGGCACCGCTTGGCTACCGGCCGACGCAGGCACAACTGGAGCAGGATTTTGGCGGCCAGTGGGAGGCGATGCCTGCGGCGAGCGCCTTGCCCGCACCC